TTTTCTAGACGAAACTTCTGCCACCGACAAAGAAGTTGGCAAGGCTGATTTTGCGATAAGAAAGGGCACTCCAGACCAGACACCGTTTGGCGACAAGTTTGGCAGTTCAACAACAACGATTATTTCTGTTGATACGCAAGTCGGAAACAACTACACGGAAGAGCTGGATGAAGACAACTTGGTTGTCAGCAGAGATTACGGCCAAGGTTCTGTGGTGCGGACCATCACTGACCCTGACACTGATTTTGTAAAGCTAATTTTTACTGTTCCAAAGCTATTTTCTCAGGCAGTAGAAGGTATTGCTAGGGGCCAGCTGTTTCCTGCAAAAATATCTCTTGAGGTTGATGTTTTCAATAAAGGTGGTTCGTACCCCGTAAGATTTCCTGGCGAAGGCGGGCAGTTTAAAGTTTTTGAGGGTATTTCGACTTCTGACTATCAGTACGAGACACCTGAAATCGAATTAAGAGGCGAAGGGCCTTGGAAGATACGAGTCAAAAAGCGTACATTTAACCCGCCTGAAAGTGCGTTTCAGGTTCGTTTTACTGATCTAGAAGATGTTCCAAGCAAGACGTCTCTTGCTAGCGGGCGTGGCGATACAATTATTTGGACTTCAATCGTCGCTGGCAAGAATATAAAAACTGGCTACAAGCACACTGCTTGTGTTGGCCTTGACCTTTCTACTGAGCAATTTGGTTCGGTGCCTCAGCGTGCGTATGAAGTGCGCGGAATGAAGGTCAGAATTCCAAGCAATGCAAGTCCTGATGCAAATGGACGCCTGATTTTTAGTGGTTCGTTTAACGGTCGTCTGCGCCCTGGTCGTTTTTACACAACTTGCCCGGTCTGCTGTCTCTATGACATGTTGACCAATGATCGGTACGGATCAGGGGATTTCGTTGATACAGCAAACATCAGTTGGGTTGACCTGATTGAGCTGTCGAAGTATTGCAATGAGTTAGTTACTAATTCTGATGGAACACGGGAGCCACGCTTTGCAATCAATACTGTCATTGGCAACGCTGCGGACGCCTATAGCGTCTTGCAAGATCTTGCCAGCATCTTCCGAGGGATGCTCTATTGGAAGGCTGACACGATTCAGGTTGCAGCCGATCACGGCGTTTTAGGCAACATCTATACCGCTCTTGATCCTGTTCATATCTTTACCAACTCAAATGTGGTTGGTGGCGGCTTTAATTACAGCGGTTCATCGCTGAAGACGCGCAGCACAAGGGTTCGTGTTCGTTACAACGATCCAGACAACTTCTACCGTCCTGGCTTTGTTGTTATCGAAAACAATGAGCTAGTTCAGAAGTACGGCTTCCAGACCAGAGAGATCGTTGCGTTTGGCTGCACGTCTAAAAACCAAGCCCAGCGCATGGGCAAATGGATGATGGCCTCTGAAGAGACAGAGGGTGAAACCGTCACGTTTTCTGTCGGCCTTGAGGGCCTGATGGTGCTGCCTGGACAGGTGTTTGCAGTGTCTGATGCCATGCGTCAGGGTGCAAGGCTTGCAGGGCGTGTTGCTGCTTCTACGACAACAACAGTCACTGGTGACGAAAACATCACGTTGCCAACGGGCTCTGATCCAAAGCTGACATGTGTGTTGGTTGATGGAACGGTAGAAACCAAAGCGATAAGCGGCGTTTCGGGCAAAGTTATTTCGCTGTCTTCTGCATTTTCATCTCCGCCCCAACCTAATACTGTTTATTCGATCGAGGCCAGCAACGTCCAGCACCAAAAGTTCCGTTGCCTTGCTGTTGGTGAAGGTGATGATGGAACGTATTCAATTACTGGCGTTCAGCACGTTGACAGCATCTATCAGGTTGTCGAGACCGAGAATGCGTTGCTGCAATTTGCAGACGTAACAACGTTTGACGAAGCGCCACCAGCTCCGGTTGATCTGAGGTTGGTTGCAACCGAAATCACAAAAGAAGACGGTGTTGGCAACAGGGTTTATGCGAGCTGGAGCCGTGGCAACTCAATCACTGCGGTGTTTTTCGAGGTCAAATACCAGGTAGGCGCTGGCAACTTTATTGACGCAACGACGAACAATACAAACTTTGAGATTGATGGCGTGCCAACTGGCACGGTGATCGAATTCAAGGTTCGTTCTGTTGGTCCTGCGCCACGCGCTAAGCGGTCTGCGTTCTCGACGTTTTCGTTTACTGTTCCTGCAGTTTCAAGCGTCAATGCTTTTAACGATGACGCAACGCCGCCAGACAGTGCGGTTTTGCCGCCTGATCCAACAGATGTTTCTGTTTCACCGATTGGCAAAGATCAGGTCAACTTGTCTTGGACGATTGCAAACACTGGTATAAACACAGAGAACATGAAAGCGGTGATTCGTCACACCGCAGACCAGACTGTTAGTGCGGATTGGCCCAACACAACGCTGCTGCGTATTTTGCCAGCGAAGCAAGCGTTTGCGATTCTTCCGCTCATTAACGGAACATACTTCATCAAATTTGAGACTGTTTTTGGAGTACGCAGTAAAAACGCAGTTGGCGCATCAATCAATATCCCGGACGCTATCCCTAGGTTCAACTTTGAAGTCATTAGAGAAGACCAAAACGCCAACGAACCTAAGGAGTTTTTGGGCGAAGGTTTTGGCGTTTACTACGACAGTGAGTACGACGGTCTGGTACTAGATGGTGACGGCAAAATCGACGACATTGCTGGCAACTTTGACGATCTGACAAGTGTTGATTTTGTTGGAACGCGGGGCACCAGTGGCACTTATCACTTTGCCAAGACTTTCGATCTTGGCGGTCGTTTTAGTGTTGACCTAAAGCGCGTCATCGAATCTCGTGGGTTGTATCCGCTGGATACGATCGACGATCGAACCGAGCTTATTGATAGCTGGAGTGATTTTGATGGTGCGTTGGCGGACGACACCACCACTGAGCTGTACTTCCGCACATCAGATGACGCTAAGCAGAACAGCTTTTTTCTGACGGAGGATGGCGACTATCTCTTGTTTGGCGACAGCGTGCTCCCTGCACAGGATCTGGTCACGCAGGCTGGGGATACGTTGATCACGCAGAGTGGCAACACGATCCAAACAAATCAAACAACAAGCGGGTTCACACAGTTCTTGCAGGCTCAAGATGATGACCAGCTGGTGACACAATCAGGAGATTTGCTGGTTGCGGAGCATGTGCAGGTGCCTGAGGCATCAGGCGATGACAAGATCTTCCACGATTCAAACCTTGTGTTTGGAGATTGGATTCCAGTTGAAAACGGCAACTTCGTGGGGCGTCAGTTCCAATTCAAGGCTGAGATGCGTGCATTGCATCCCGACCAAACACCGATTGTGGACAAGCTAGGTGCGACCATCCAGCTGGAACGACGCACAGAGACTGGCGGCATCGAACAATCCGGCACAAATGGACTTGGCAAGGATGTGTCGTTCTTGGATGAGTTCTATACAGACGACAACACAAAGGTTGCTGTCAGCGTCACCAGCTTTGATTTAGAGACCGGGGATATTGCGATTGTCACGCCAGCGACTGCATCAGGATTCAATGTCACGTTCCAAAACTCCTCTGGCACTGTGGTTGATCGCCAATTCCAGTACACGGCGGTAGGATTTGGAACGAAGCAGTCTTAAGCGAAATGGCTCAAGCCGATGGCAACTGCGCAAACGCGAGTGGATCGGCGTTTCGCTCTGACTTAAACAACCAACTTGCTGCGCTGTTTACTACAAGCAGTGGAGCGACAGCACCTGCAACGACGTTTGCCTATCAACTGTGGGCTGACACCACGGCAAATGTTCTGAAGATCCGAAACAGCTCGAACACCAACTGGGTGACGCTGCGTGGCTTGGACGGCAGCTTGTCAATCACGGGTGACATCACGACAACAGGTGATGTTGCGACAGGCGATGGGTCGGCAACAGCTCCATCGTTATCGTTTGGCACTGAGACTGATTGCGGTTTCTACAAGTATTCAGCAAATACGATTGGATTTTCTACAGCTGGCACGCACCGATTTTTTATTGGCGATAACAATGGAGCGATTAGCTCCGCGAATGGTGGTCAGTCGTTTATGTGGAATGCGACCACAAACCCAATCACTAACAATGTAACTGGTTTTCAAATTACAGACATTGGCCGACTAAACATTGGCAATTTTGCGCAATGCATGGTGTTGAATCGCCATACAAGCACGGGATCAATTGTTGGCATTAGATACAACTCAAGCAGTGTTGGTTCGATCGCGGTTACGTCTAGCTCTACTTCTTTCAACACCAGTTCCGACTATCGTTTAAAAGAAAACGTTGTTGACTTGACTGGTGCCAAGGCACGCCTGAACAATCTTGACGTTAAGCGATTTAATTTCACTGCCAATCCGTCGGTTACGGTTGATGGTTTCTTGGCGCATGAGGTTGCAACTGTCGTTCCAGAAGCAATTCACGGGACTAAAGACGAAGTAGACAGCGACGGAAACCCTGTCTATCAGGGCATTGACCAGTCCAAGCTTGTGCCGTTGCTTACCGCTGCGTTGCAGGAGGCATTCGCTGAAATTGCTGCACTGACAACCCGTGTTGAGACTTTGGAGGGTAACTGATGGCTGATCGTAAAATCTCACAGCTGACAGAGCAGACTTCACCAGCTGCCGACGATATTTTTCCAATCGTTGACGTTGATGAAGCGCAAAGTGCAGACCGAAACAAGAAAATTACGTTTAAGACGATCCACAATGCGCTGCCTGATGGGACGGCGGCTGCGCCGTCAATCAGCTTTCTAAGTGATTCAAATTCAACAGGCTTGTTCCGTTCTGGGACGAATGAGCTTGCATTAAGTGCTGCGGGTTCTTACGTCGCCAAGGTAACGACTGCTGGATTTCAGATTGGCACTGGAACGGCAGCTGCTCAGTTGCATCTATTCAGTACCGATACGACCGATCAGGTCATTATTGAGAACACTGACGCTGGAGCGGACACCGCGCCGGATGTGGTGTTGTATCGCAACAGTGCGAGTGCAGCCA